TGTATCACTTAGTAGCATTTATTTTGTCCTTAACTTCTTTTTGTTTGTTTAATAATTTAACAAAGTTGATTCCTGCTTTAGTTAAGTTACGATCAGTTGAAGTTAAATTAAGTTTGTTAATACGTACTAATTCTTTACGACTTACCAATGCTATATTTTCTTCGCTACAGTCTGACCTGTTTTGATTCAAATGTATTAAACAATATCCTTTGGGCACAGGTCCGTGCTTTTGTCCCCATAAATAATGTGTGTATTGTTTCCAGCATTCGTTTTTAGAACCTCGTTTTTTGATTTTTATAAACTTATAACCGTCAGTAGTGGTTTTTATCGTTCCTAAAGGAAATGTGTTATCGGGCTTTTGCCCTTTCTTAAATTGAGTTTCAGCGCTTCTACCTCTGGAATGAAAGCTTTTACCTTTGTTCCAAGAAGGCACACCTTTTTTAAACTTACAATCAACCCCACTTCTTATCCTTTTTCTCGAACAAAACCCTTTCATTTTATCTGTAGTAACATCAGTGCCAAACTCCTTATTAAACATTTCTGTCATTTCTTTCTTAGTTTTACCTTTGATGTTATTACGAATATATTTTTCATGCTCATCAGTCCATACATGTCTCATGGCTATTACTCTCCTAACAACTTAGGCATTTCTGATTCTGTGTCTAATTTTTCATCTTTAAACTTTTGTGCTTGCAGCACTAAACTGCCGTTATTAATGATATTTTGAGCTACTTTAGAAACTGCACTAGATCTTTGTAACTCCTCTTTTAATTCTTCGCCTTTTAAATCTTCATCGCTTAATCTTTCTAATTGTGCAAATAAATGATTGTTTAAATCTGTCAATGTGTTTCTCATTTCATTAACCCTCCCACTTCTCAAATGCTCTGTTTAGATACCAACGTGCTTTGTCTAAATCTTCTTTACCGTTCTTACGATTAGCTCGACTTATATACTTGATTGCATTACCAATCGCAAATGCTAACTCTGGTTTGTAATCTTTAGTGACTTGCTCTATGAAGTCTATAATTTCCATATCTCCATACGTGTAATGCGACGGGTGGTTAACCTTGTCATCTAATGTCTTTTTAGTTCCTTCATTTCCATTAGGTAATGAGTAAAAATCATAACAATCATCAATAGTCCAAGTTCTCCCGTCAATTGCTTCTACATCAGCAACCCATTTATCCATATCAAGACTTGACTGAACTAAACGATAAACATTTTTTATTTGCACTGTAATTTCAACACCGTTAACTTCTTGGATTCTGATTCTATCGCCTATAATCAAATCTTTAATGCTCATGATCTAACCACCTTTCTAGGGAATATGTCATTCTCCATAAGATGCTTGCACCATTCACCACGAGGGTGTTTTTGAGGCACTGTGAATAAATGTGGTTTCTTACGTTTCAACTCTTGTAATCTACGTTGTGCCATTCTCTCTTTATAACTAGCGATTCCGTCCTCTTTAGGTTTTAAACTATCCCATTCACTACGTCTTACTCCCAAAGGAGCTTCTATTGCATCTTCAAACTTCCAACCAGAAGCTAATCTTTGTCTTAAGATATCGGGATTGATATCTGCTTCTTTCATTTTCTCTACTACATTAGGTGTAATAGAGAAGTATTTATTTTTAACTCTCATTTTTGTTGCTTCCATTTATTCCACCTCTATTAATTCAACTAGTTTAAAATCTTCGCTCATCAACTCTTTGTCAGGGTTCTTACTGATTAAATCTAAAATCCGCTCTTTTTCTTCTTCTTTTGTAATACGATTATTTATCCATACTGGATATTTACATCTCACTTTGATTGTCGCTTCAACTTCAATTGTTTCTTCTCTGTTAGCCATTACTCATCACCGACCAATTCGCCATCTTTCCAGATTAAAGTCGTTGTCATATCATCATTTAAATTGTAAAAAGCAACGCTATGTTCATTTTTGACTTCTGAAATAGAGTGATTACCATATAAATGTGATTTTAATAATTTTAAACTTTGCCACTCTGCCTTTTTTGAAGGTACTGCATTTCTGACTTCTAAAAGTCTGAAAATTATTGTTTCTTCAGTAACTTCTTCTTCAGTTTCTACTGTGAAAGTATCTTCGGGTGGATAACAATAATCAGCGCTAAAATCTATCCAACCGATTGAATCAAACACTACTGGTCTATAATTTGCTTGATTAGGTGTAAACCCTCTATTTTTAATATTGTTTTTAAACCCCCACTCAATTAATTCTGGTAATGTCATTTTTACTTTACGTTTGATTTTTACCATTACTCATCTTCTCCTTCTTACGCTTTCTGCGTGCCTTAATTAGTTCTTCATATGTTATCCACTCTTGACCTGTATATTTAGGTGCTTCGCATATCCATGTAAGTTTGATTTTTGGATATTTATGTCTAAACATTTTCGCTTTCAACTTTGCTACTTCTGTTGGCATACCTTTGACGTCTATCACTTCAAGTAGCTTGTTATCTTTCCATAGTGCAAAGTCGGCTATATATTCTGTTTTACGTTGGTTATCAAACTTAGGTATCAACTCATATCTAGGTTGTAATTCTATATGATCATATCCCTTGCCTAAGTTACGTTCTAAATGCTGGTAGAAGTCGCATTCAATTTTGCTATCGAACAAGACACCTTTATATTCAACTTTTTTAGAATTGTATTTACTCAAAGTTCCACCTCAAAATAATAATTCGTTAATTGTCATTTGCTGTTGTAGTTCTTCTTTTCTGAATAGCTTATGTTTGCGTTTCAGTTTTTCTAGTTCATCTTTCGTTACTGTTCCTGAAAATGTGTTTCTAAAGTGCATGCCTGCATAGTTACCTAGTTTGAATGTATCTTCTCCTAACGGCGTCACACTACACATCTCCCAACCGTCAATTTGATACAACATATATTGATTTTTAAGTCCGTCGATAAGCCTCATCTGGTTGCCTCCATTTCGTTTCATTCATAATTAGTTCCTGAACTTTTTCATATTCGTCAAATGGTGATATCGTCTTATTTTCTAACAAACGTTTAACTGCCCAGCCTGACTCAATAAGTGTCTTAGCTATTAATGGATCGTTTTGATAATCTTCTCGATACATAACGCCTAACAACTTTTGATATTCAACTACTTTCATGTGAAGAACCTCTGCGTTTTCTTGTAGTACTCAAACTCAACTACACCTGTTTCACCGTCTTTATTCTTTGCGATGTTACATTCAACAATTGACTTTCCTGAGTCATCAACATCATCACGGTTATAGTAATCATCTCGATATAACAACATGGCTAAACTTGCATCTGCTTCAATTCCACCTGCTTCTTTCATGTCAGATAGCATAGGTCTTTTGTCATTTCTTGTTTCTACACCTCTGCTCAATTGAGATAGCAACACAATAATTGCACCTGTTTCGTTTGCAATAATCTTCAAGTCTCGTGATATCTTTTCAATACCATTACGACGGTCTAACTTACTGTCTGTCTTCATAAGTTGTAAGTAGTCAATGAAGATAACCTGTTGCATATCTTTGTTTTTCATCGCTTGTTTACGTACATCATGTGTAGTGATATTGCTTTTATCGTGTATATCTATATCAAGTTTGAGTATTTTATCTGCAGCAGTTGTTAAACGTGTTAATTCATCTGGTTCTAAATCTTTAATTTCTTTGATACGTGTTAGTTCAATTCCAGTTTCTGTCGATAACATTCTTTTTAATACAGACACACCAGTTGTCTCTAGACTGAAGAATGAAGTTTTATATCCTTGAGACGCTATATTAAGCATCATATTAAGCGCAAAACCTGTTTTACCTACTGACGGTCTCGCAGCAATTACAATCAACTGTGTAGGCTCTAAACCACCTATTTTGTAATCCACCAGTTTATAACCTGTATTGATTTTTTGTTTAGGTTCTTCGCTATATAATTCTTCGACAAAGTGATCTACAATTTTTTTAGTCCCGCTTTCTTCACTTGCACTAATTAAACTGACCTTTTGTAATTTGTTAAGCATTTCATCAAAATTTTGTATATTCGGGTCAAAATTGAATTCTTGTAATACGTTTTGCGTCCGCTCTATTTGATAAAGATTGAGCAAATCTTGTTGATATCTTTCAAAGAATCCGTAACCTATAAACTTTGAGTTATACAAATTTGAAATGGTGTCCATATCTAGGAATGACTTATCTTTTGTGGTTTTTAAATAAATTTCGTTATGATCTACTTTGCCGACTTCGAATACATATTCCATAAATGACTTCATACCATCATGTGAGAACATTTCCGGTCTTACGCGTAATTTCTCAATTAAGTCCGGTTTTTGAAGTAAACTAGCAACGATTGTACTTTCGATTTCATGACGTTCATTCATCGTCACTCACTCCAAACTCACTTAACTTCTTCCTGAAGTCGTCTAATATCTTTTTACGTTGTGCTACATATTCTGGATCATTTTTCATTCTCCAACGATGTCTAGCAGTTTTTTCGTCGACAGGCTCTTCTTTTACGACTTTGACTTCTTTTCTCATTATGTTTGGAATACTTGGTGGATAAGGATTAGCATCATTGATATATTGCATCACTGTTTTTTTAGTCGGTTCATAATCCCCGTTA